GAATTTAGCGTTGGAGGGCAAGAGGCCCGGCGTGACTGGTTCTATTCCGTCGATGGAGGAAGCGGGGCAGTATCCGGGTACTATTCCAACAGGGAAAAAATTAATGGTGAACTTAAATCCAACGTATCATTAGGATGCGTTGAGGAAATTTGCCCAGTACCCTGGGCAGTAACAGATCGTTTGTCTGTGGTTCCAAAAGGGGACCCAGTGGACCACCCTGAGCACTACACAGCAGGCAAGGTGGAAGTTATTGAGATCTTAGAGCAGGCAGTAGAGGACGCCCCTGACCCAATCTCTGGCGGTTTGCTGTGGCAAACCCTTAAATATTTGTTACGTATTTGGTACAAAGGCAATATGCTCCAGGATGCAAAAAAAGCGCGTTGGTATCTCAACCGTTTAATTACTCACCTGGAGCGTAACTACGTTTAAAAAGGAGCCACTAAGTCTTCGCCGTCGTCATCTTCTTCCATACAGGCGACGGCAAGCTCACTTAGTTCCAAGTCGGTTGGAACGTCGAATTCAAGAAAAATATTTTCTTTGTCAAGGATGGTTTTAACAGCTTCCCATTCCATTAACCTGCGATAATACAGGTTGAGAAGAGCGCTATTCAGTTGATCCCATGTCATTTCTTCAGCTGCAAGCTCAGCTTTACGCATAGAAAATTGCAACTCCAAAGGGAGCTCAAATCCTCTAGGTTCAACAGAGTCGTCCATCTGAGTCGGCAAGCTTTTGTAATTGTATTCTAGAGCTGGTCTTCTTGTCCATCGTCTGGAACTTGAAAAAGATAATCCAGAGATTTGTCCGCCATTGAAACCAAGGAGCCCTCAATTGAGAAGTTGTTTGCAAATTCCGCAAGAACATAAGGATTGATTTTTTGTTCTAGTTTTCGGATCGCGTTTGTTTGTTCAGTAGATGCGGCATAGCCCCTGAAAGCTGTTAGCAACAAATCTTCACATTTTTTAATGGGTTGTTTTATTTCAGTCAAGAATAGTACGCTCTCTTCCCTGCGTCGTTCCAAGAGGCTGCCAATTACCTGGTGCTCTTGATCAAAAATCCATTCTGAAAATTCTTCTGTTACACCCTCCCAATCTTCCATATCAATGCAATCAATTAATGAGCTATACAAAAATGGCTTCCAACCAACTGAATGAATAAAGGAAATTAATGCTTGCTTCATGTGTTCATCTAAACGTAAATTCAATTTGTTTATTTCTTGCTCAATAATATTTACTTCATGCAAAAGATAATCCAATGCTTTTTGCTTGGTGCAATAGTGACCAAGCTTTACTGGTGCGCCGTCTGGATAGAATTGTGTTCCAAAGCCAAGCGTATAGGGAGATTCTCCTGTTTCTGGATCAGCATAGGCTTTTTCATTAAAGCCTTCGTACTTACAGATTAACTCCAAAGCAGGAGAAAAGTTTTCCATGGGAGCACAATATGTACTCCCATCATACACATCTTAACTGTAGATGTTAGCCTTGACCACGGCTTTTTTTGCGGCCATGGGAAGGCTTAGAGTGTTGGCCGTTTCCTTGGCGTGTCTTTTTGGGTTTGGACTCAATCTTGTTTGCATCAACTTTAGCCTTGGCCATGGGTCAGAAATGAACAGCTTGTATCCTACCAGAGATCGTTGCACGCCCAGTACCGTGGGGTGTTTTTGTCCATGGTCTTGTCGCACCCCATGCGTAATCGGAAGTTAGCACGACGGTCCTTGTCGTGGTGTTGCGTGTAGTCCTCGTATCCCCTGGCACCGTAACGAACTATCTTCTCTTCTCCGTTGTGACAAGACTTGACTACTTTTTTGTGTTTGTCCCCAGGAGGTGCTTTCTGTGGTACGTTGCATTTCATCTGGTCTTTTTGATATCTGTGTGCAGCACCAGCAGCTTTTTTATGTTGTTCAGACATTAGAAACTATTCCAGGACGAAAAGTCAGCAAATGAACTACTTTTGGAGTTACCCCCAAGGCTGGGGAAAAAACTTCCTATTGAATTAATTTTACTACTGGTACTTGCTTTAATTGTTCCAAAAGGATTGGAGCTGTCCGAAAATGAATCCTCAGTATCCGAAAAGGGATCGCCAATACCAAATTCATCTGAGCCAGAAGATCCACTAGTTTTAGTTGTGACTGTTGCAAAGTAATTGTAATCATCAGCAAAGGGATCACCTATTCCAACTTCATCTGAATCAGTGTCTCCAAAGGAGTACGAAAGATTTCCTGGTGTTGTTACGCCTGATGTTGTTGTTGTTTTACCAGCAAAAGACAATGCCTCGGTCAAGCTGCTGTCTCCAAAAAAAGACTCTATGCTTGATAATTGAGCCATTGCATCACCAGATGTTGAGACGCCTAAAAATTTCTGTGCCCCTCCAGGGGAATAGGCTGCGTTAAGAAGCTTGATATCCTCTTGACTGGAACCTGGCATAAAATCAGAATAAAACTGATCTTCATTACCGTTGTATCCGGCTTTCTTAAAAATTGCATATACTCCACTTGCGGCAGTAGTTGTACCACTAGGATCAGTTTTTCGTTGAATATATTCAACGCCAAGGTTTGATTGTGATGGCGTTTCTGTTTTGCTTATTAAATCTCCAATTTTTTTCTTGATCTCTGTAGTTGAATCCTGGCTTAATGCAGAAGTCAATTCGTTTTTAATTTCAGTTAACGAAGCATTCGGATCTAGTCCATAAGAAGAAAGTAGTTCTTTCCACTGAGGGTTATTTTCTAAGTTAACCGCTTGCAAGATCTGATCAACGTAATCAGAAGGCTTAACAAATTGACCAAAAACTGAACCAATCTTATTTGCTTTGTCTACTAAGTATGGGGTTAAAACTTTTGCAATATACAGCTTGGCAATTTGAGGCGCATACACATCTGGCGCAGCATCGAAAGGCTGAATGACTGCATTGCCATTAGCATCTTTTATAATGTTTCCATTGGAATCTTTTTCAGGGGCATTTTGCCCCACTAGTTGATAGTGTAGTTTTGCAAAACTGTTTTGATCGTTAACATCTAGTCCATATCTATATGCTTGCTGAGTCCAGTCAATTGCATTGCCATAATCATCTGTTGTTGTTTTTCCTTCTTTTGCTGCTTCCCAATCAGCATCTACTTTGGCCTTTTGTTTTAATGCTTTAATGCCTGGTATTGTTTCGTTGTATTTTTCAAATGCTTCGCCAGGAAGTAAACCGCTTATTCCCTTTTTTCCTAAATAACCAACAGGATCAAAATAATAATCTGCATCAAATTTACTATCTCCTAATTTTTGAAGATTTGCATACCACTGGGTAACACTTGTTTGGGCCGCCAGTTTAAGAGCGTCCATTCTGTCTTGTGTCTGGAAAGGATTTTGTGTATTTTTTACAACATTAATATAATCTTGAAATTCAGAAATTGATTGCGATGCATCGAAACGAGGTTTTAAATAATAACTGAAATAATCTTTGGCAAACTTAACATCTTTGTCCATCCGTTGATTGGGAATAATATAATCTTCTGGTCGTTTATCATAAATTGCTTTTGCATTTATATCGTTTGGATTTTCTTGAAGCTTGGCGTACGCATCATCATATTTAGCCCAGCCTGCAAGCGTTTGGGGGTCTACATAACCCGCGGCTTTTAATTGTGTTTCGTAATTTAACCAAGTTGATTGAACAGTTTTTCTTTGGTTTACAGGTACGTAACTAGTCGGAACCCCAGCAACAACGGCTTTAGAAAAAAGATCATTTGAATTAACTTTCAAAGCAGCATACGCATCGTCATATTTTTTCCAACCAGAAACAACTGAAGGGTCAACAAATCCGTTCTCCTTGGTACGAAGAGAAGGCGGAACGTAATCATTTGGAACATCAATATTGCCAGCATATTTTTTTTCAATGTTATTGTTAAACCAATCTTCCCAGTTATAAATTAATCCGTTTCTTGTTCCATAGATACTGTCTAATCCAAGGTCTAATTTAAATGGTTGCTTGGCACCAAAAGTTTGCCCCGTGGAGGACATTAAACCACCAATGCCACTATCGCCAAGGATCGCATTGTTTAGTTCTGTTTGTAACGCTGTAAACTCTTGTCCTATTGGTAATGATTTAAGTTGAGCAATATTGGCTTCTCGTTGTTTAGCTAGTTGTAATTCAGCAATAGTATCCCTTAAGATATCCGCTCGCATCTGGCCAAATTTAATCGTCTGCTCTGCTTCAGAAGCCTGCACTGAATTAGTGAAGGCATCATTAATTTCTGGAGCGTAGCTTGTTAAATCTTTAAAAGTTTTGTCTTCATTTAACTTAACAATTGAATCTATTAGCGTTTTATTTGCATCAATAATTTCTTTATCTTTTGGATCATTAGCGTTAAGAATTGATACGCGAGCCAACAAACTTCCAAAAGAAGTTTGATCAGTCAACATTGATTCTTTAACGCCAAGGCTTTTGGTTAACTTTGTCCATGGCCCCTGGATATTTGTGCCAAGTTTTGCAAGCGCTGCATCACTTTGGGCAGAGTTCCATAACTTTTGGGCTGTTGTATTTTTAGTTACAAAATCAGAAAGTTCTTGTGGTACATCCCTGAATTGATAGCCAGTTTGGCCTGCTGTAGTTACTTGTTGCAAACCAAAAATTTTATTTTGTACTTCATCTCGAACCAT